GGTGGCACAAGCACACTCGGCGGGAGAGGCGGAAGGCCTTAAGCAAGGTAGCGTATCTGAACGCACTCGCATCAGGTCGATCATCACCAGTGATGCAGCCAAGGGTCGCGAAGAGCTTGCGCATTACTTCGCCTTTGACACCGAGCTCGCAGCCGAGTTTGTGCTTGTGGCGCTGGCGAAGTCACCAGCAGCCAAGAGTAATCTCGACAGCGCCATGGCGCGCGAGGTGCAGCCTAAACTCGGTGCCGGCGGCGATCGATCGTCTGGAGAGCCGCAGCGCGTGATTAACACCGAAGAAATCTATGCCCGGCGCCGTGCGGCTGCCTCGGGTGCGTCCGCGCGCTGACCCTTAGCGTCTTCACTTTGGAATCGCCAACGTCCGCGCCGTCGTCGCGGCGAACGGGAGAGCTTTATGACCGTGCTGCATGAGAATCCGCATGATGGAAACTTCATTCTCTCGGAGGACGACGAGGGCCGGCTGTCGCGCGACAATATCGTGATCGCCTCCGGCGCCGGAGCGCTCCTACCAGGAACGTTGCTCGGCAAACTGACGGCCAGCGGCAAGTTCGCTCCCTCGCCCGAGACAGCGGCGGATGGTTCGGAGGCTGCCGTCGCCATTTTGGTCGGCCATGTCGATGCCACCAGTTCCGATGTGGCCGCGGTCGGGCTCATGCGCCACGCCGAAGTCAATCGCCATGGCCTCATCTACGACGCCAGTGTCGATGACGACCTCAAGAAATCCGCCAAACAGGATCAGCTGCGCGCAGTCGGAATCGTCGTTCGCTGATTTCAAAACGCGCGCCCCCGCAATATCCAAACCCCAGGATTGAACGATGGAACCTATTCTCGACGTGTTCAGCAATGACGCGTTTAACTTCGTCACGCTGACCGACAACATTAACAAGCTTCCCTTCGTGCCGGGGCGCCTGGGCGCGCTCGGACTGTTTACGGAGGCGCCGGTACCGACGACCTCGATCGCGCTCGAAGAGCAGTCCGGCATCCTCACCCTGGTCAACCCGACGCCGCGCGGCGGTCCGGGCGAAACCCGCCCTAAGCCCCTGCGCCGGGCGCGGGTTCTTAAGGTCCCGCACTATCAGCTCGACGACAATGTGCTCGCCGAGGAAGTGCAGAACGTGCGCGAATTCGGGCCGCAGATGCAGGCGCGCTCGGTCGAAACCTATCTGTCGGGACGGATGGAGATGTTTACCGCCCAGCTCGATGCGACGACCGAGTTCCAGCGGGTGGGCGCCATCAAGGGCCTGATCGTCGACCGCGATGGCAATGCGATTTACGATCTGTTTTCGGAGTTCGGCGTCACGGCTGTCACGCCGATCAACTTCGCTCTCGGCAGTGCCAATACCGCCGTCCGCAAGAAGTGTAGTCAGCTGGTTCGCACCATGTCGCAGACGCTGGGCGGGGTGGCCTTCACCAGCGTCTATGCGCTCTGCGGCGACACCTTCTGGGACGACCTGATAGAGCACGCCGAAGTGCGTGATACCTATCGCTACCAGGAGGGTGTTCGGTTGCGCGAGGGCGTGGTGTTCTCCACGCTGAAATACGGCGGCGTCACCTTCGAGAACTACCGCGGTTGGATCGGTGGCGGCACCGACGCGGGCGATACCGTAACCCCGTTTATCGATCCCAACGAGGCGCACTTCTTCCCGCTTGGCACGCCGAACCTGTTCAAGACGTTCTTTGCACCGGCGGATTATATCGAAACCGTCAATACGCTTGGTCTGCCGCGCTACGCCAAGGCGATCCCGTCCGACAACAACAAGTCCGTTCGTCTCGAGATGCAGACCAATCCGTTGTCGCTCTGCCTTCGGCCACGGGCGCTGATCAAGGGGCTCCATCATTAAGAGGTTCTCCGAGGCATGGATCTCGCGGCAACCTCAGCTTGACGCCGTCTTTGCCGAAACCATTCGCCTCGTTCCGATGCGACCAGGTGGCTATGCGGAAACTATGTCAGATCCGGATCGCGCCGACCGGCAGGTGCTTGCGATCATCACCGAAAGGCCAGAGCGCACGCGCACGTCCGACAATGCCGTGGGCCGCGACTTCGATCGAATGTTTGTCATGGCCGATACGGTTGCCAGCATTGACGCGGCCAGACTTGGCGACGAATGGCCGAAGGTCGGCGACCGGGTTGTTGCGCTTGAGCGGCCGCAGACGCCGGCCTTCGAGATCACGGTCGTGGAAGGCGATGGGCTTGCCCGTGTTCTTCTTTCGCTTGTGCGGATCACAACATGAGCCTTGCAGTCGCGGCCATCAAGATCGCGGCGCTGCGGTCGCTCAAGGGCCGGACATCGGCTGGGGATGCGGTGTTCGACAGCGCCGTTGAGCCGTTCGATGCGCTGCGCGACCAGGGGGCGCCGGTGATTGTCATCTACTGCGACAGCGGCAAGCGGCAGGTCGCAGGACGTGAGCTGTTCAGCGCGCCGCAGGTCATCGAACTGTCGATCGACATGTTCGTGGCGCAGGCGGTCACCGTCGATGCCGGCGAGACCGAGATCCGGATCCCGGCATCAGACGAAGGCAACGAGATTTATCTCCGGAGCCTGGCTTACGAGGTCGAAAAGGTCTTCCTGGCCGAAACATCGGTTTGGCCCGAGCTCTTTCGCAGGCTTTGGTTCCGGACCGGACCCCAGGATTTCTGCGAATGGGACCGCGGGGCCATCGCCGACAAGGGCCGCCGCCAGGCGTTGCTGCGGGCCGTATATAAAGTAGAGCCAATCGCCGAGCCACTTCCCGGCGCTGAACCTGTGGGGGTTTGGGCCGATCTCCTGGCCGTGATGGAGGCCGACGTCGAACTCGCCGATCTCGCGCGATACTGGCGGCAGCTCATTGCCGGCACGGTTATTCCCGACTGGCAGCAGGTCCGGGTCGCCTTGGGGTTGACGGGTGTTCGGGGCATCGGATTTGGCCCGATCGTCGACGATCCGACGCCGGACGACAACGCGGCTCCGCTCGTCAGTGCAACGCTGGCGTTTCCGGGCGGTTCGTTCGAAGCAAATGCGGATAGCGCGAACGACGCGCTCGGACCGCAGGAGCCTTAAGGCTAAGCGATGCGCGAGCTTGCCGAACTCGTGGTGCGGATTGCCGAACTGGAGCGCCGGTTCGCCAACATGATGCGCCACGGCACCGTCGAGCAGGTCGACGCCAAGAAACAACGCCTGCGCATACGCCTTGGCGAAGGCGACGACGGCGCGCCATTCGTCGGGCCCTGGGTTCCCTATGCGCAAATCGCCGGCGATTTGAAGCTGCATGCGCCGCCGAGCAAGGGCCAGCAGATGACCATGCTGAACCCGACCGGCGACTTCCGGCAAGCGGTCGCGATCCCGCTCACATGGAGTGACCGCAACCAATCGCCGTCCGAAAAGGAAGATGAGCATGTGCTGACCTTCGGCTCGGTGCGGATCACGCTCAAGGAAGGCGAGCTCGAGTTCAAGGTCGGCAATGAAGCCCGCCTATTGATGACTGCAGAGAAGATCGTAGCCGAGGTTGGCCAGACCAAGCTCGGCGTCAAGAGTGCTGCGGTTTACTCGGTCAAGACTACGCGACTTGGGCTCGACGATGAAGGCGAGGCCGACAGCATCAAGCCGAAAGTCCTGACCGCCGGTGGCGAAGCCAAGCAGACCGAGGCCAAGGTGGCGTAATGCTCAGTGGAACGAAACGATGGTGACGACCAAGGCTTACGAGGCAACCGGTTTGTGTGAATGGGTGGCCGGCCGCAAAGTCCGCGCGGGCGAGATCCTGGTCCTGACGCAAGATGAGGCCGAGTACGAACTGGCGCGCGGCCTGATCCGCGAGGCAGGCGCGCAGAGGCGTGTTGAAGCCGCGGCGCCGCGCCGGCTGTCGCGGGGAAATTAGGCCATGGCGGCCAAACCGGTCGGCGCCGGCCTCGATCGCTGGACCGGCCGCCCGATCGCCGGCTGGGGTCATGTGGTCTTAAGCCTGGAAGCGATCTTCTCAACCCCGTTTGGATCGCGGGTTATGCGCCGCTGGATCGGCTCGCTGGTTCCAAACCTGCTCGGTGAGAACCTCGTCCCGGAGACGCTGCTCAATTTCTTCACCGCGCTGTTTGCCGCACTCACCTTCGAGCCACGCTTCGCCTTGACCAGAATTGCCGTGCTTTCGGAGGCCGACGAATTGCGCACCGGGCGGCTTCGCCTGGAGTTGCAAGGCGTCTACCGCCCGCGCGCGCATCTCGGTGATTTCACCGTCGATCGGCCGCGGCGCATCATCCTGTTCGCCAATGAGGACGGTCTGGTGACCATCGAGAATCCGCTATGACCGTGGTCGTCAATGTCAACCGCTTCATTGCGCCGACGATCAATCCGGCGCATTTGCCGTTACCCAACGCCATCGAGGAATTGGATCAAGAAGCGATCCTTGCGGCGCGGATGGCGGAATTCCAGGCGCGCGCCGCTCAGGCCGGCTTTGCCTATGACGTGGGCGGCCTCGAATTCGATCCCATCAAGATCGATCAGGAGGCGCATGCCCATCGCGAAACCCTGATGCGCGCCCGGGTGAATTCCGCGGTGCGCGCGGTGCTTCCGGCCTATGCGCAGGGGAGCGACCTCGAGGCCATCGCCGCCCGGGCGAATGTCCAGCGCCTGGTGATCGAACCGGCAACGCCGGACGCGCCGGCGGAGATGGAAAGCGACACCGCACTGCTCCTTCGCTACCTCACCTCCTTCGCGGTCCCGGCGGCCGGATCGGCGGATTCTTACGTCTATCATGCGGCCAAAGCCTGGCCGGAAGCGCGGGACATTGCGGTGCTGGGGCCCGGCGTGCACGGCGTCCCCGGGCGCGCTGCGGTGTATTTGCTCGGGCCCGACGGGACACCTGCGGCGGACGAGATCTGCGATCGCGTCCGCGAAGCGCTGCATGCGCCGAATGTGAAGCCGCTCACGGACATTGTCACCGTAGCGCCGGCGGGAATCGTTCTCTACGAGGTCGCGCTGACGATCACGCTTCCGCGCGGGCCGGCGCCGGCCATGATCGCGACGGCGGCGGAGGAGCAGGTGCGCAAGGTCACTGAGGCGCGCTATGCCATCGGCGCGACCGTTTATGCCAACGCGATCGAAGGCGCGGCCTATGTCGGCAATGTGCTGCGGGTACGGCGCACGGCGCCCGCAGACGACATCGCCATCGGGCCGTCTCAGGCTGCGTTCTGTAGCGAGATCACGATCACGGTCGAGGTCGAACCGTGATCCCCTATCACGATCACATCCTTCCGGCCTCGGAGACGCCGTTCAACAAGGCGCTCGCCGCGCTTTCGACACGGCTCGAGGCGATCGACGCGCCGACGCGCGAGGTCTGGGACCCTTGGACCTGTCCGCCGCCCTTCTTGGCCGTGCTGGCCCATGCCTTTTCAGTCGATCTGTGGTCAGAAGACTGGAGTGTAGCGCGCAAGCGCAGCATCATTGCCAATGCGGTGCGCATGCACCGCGAAAAGGGAACGCTGGCGGCGATCCATTCCTACCTGCCCTATGTGGATGCGCGTCCGCTGTCGGTGATCGCACCGCCGCAGGTCGTCTATTCCGGCCCGCGTCTGACGCGCGCGCAGCGCGAAGCCTGGCTGTCCAGGTTGCCGCAGGTGCGCACCTGGCGGATGCGCGAGCGCGGCCATCGCGGCCTCGCGCTGCATGCCGGCGGGTACCATTTCGCAAGCTTCTTTCCGGCGGCCTTCCCGGTGCCCTCGACCGCGTTCAAGCGCCTCCAACGCCGCGCCCGTTGGGTGGTCGGCAGTACCGAAACCGACACCCGGGTCAGCGATTACGGCAACTGGTTCCGTCTTCATATCAAGGCGCAAGGCGGCCGTCGGGTTTTCGTGCGCTGCGCTCTCAACGCCTACTTCTTTCAGCCATCAGAGGCATGGCGGCGGATTGTGACGATTGCGCCCAAGACCCGCGATTATTGGCGGGCGCCGGTCGGACCGCATTTCGAGGCAGTCACGTCGGAGCCGGAGCGGATCAAGATCGCAGGGCACCGCGATGCCGGCGTGTTCAGCGGCCATTACGTACGCTGCGGATATTTCCGGCCATCGTCGGCGCCGCTGCGCATCTATTGGCGCTTTGCGGTGGCCGACGGCAGTCGAACCTTTAGACGACCTGCGATCCAGTTCATGGGCATCGGGCGCTATGGCTTTCCGGCCCACACCGCTCATGTCCAGGTGTCGATGCCCGCCACCCGTAAAAGCTTTGCCGCCGGCGAAGGCATACTGTTGCGGCGCTCGAAATTCTGGCTGCCGCATGACCCAAACCGCACCCTCAATACGCGGCGGGCGCTGATCGCAGCCAAGCGCGCCTCCGACCGCCTCATGATCCGCTACGCGCCGCGAGCGCAGATCATCGCGGGAACGATTTTCCTGGCCGGTATCGATCAGTTTGTCGTCGGCCGCCCCAGCCAAAGGTAAGTCAGGCCGTGGAAAAGCAAGTCATCTTTCGTGACTATCAGGAACAGACCGCGTCCGATCACAACAACCTGCAAGCCTTCGCGCGCACGTCATTCGAGCATATCGTCGATGACGCGGTCACCAAAAGCCATCGCTATGCCGGCTTCAATGTGACCAAGAGCGCGCAGGCCGAGATCGCGGTCGCTCCGGGCCGGTTCTATCAGGCCGGCGGCGCGGTGTTCGCGCGCAGTTCGAGCCTCACCCAGAGCATGGTGCCCTACCTTGCCGCAGCCTCGAAACGCATTGTTGCGGTTTCAGTGTTCGGCCAGGAAAACGACACCGACGTCACCGAGCGCGACTTCCTCGTCAACGTCGAAACCAATCAGACCGAACCCGACAGTGTGGCGCTGACCCGCGCGCGAGATGCGGTGCTCGCCTTCACGGCGGGCAGCGAAAGCCCCGACCCGCAGCCGCCCGCGATTCCCGTCGCGCATGTCGCCATCGCGCATGTCCTGCTCGACCCGACGCAGGTGGTTTCGGTGACCATGCTAACCGACAATGCGGTCGCTTCGACCGAAGCCCTCGACCAGCGCACCGATACCTTGGAGGAATTCCGCCGCCAGATCGAGCCGCGGGTCGCCTCGCTTGCCTCCGATCTGGCCGCCCTCGCCAATCAGATCCGTCAGAAGGGCGAGATGACCGAGATCGCGAGCCTCTATGTCGACATCGCCCGCATGAAGGAGCGGCTGGAGCTTCCGGACGATGCCTCTGCCTATGGCGCCGACCGATTTCTCGATGACGAGGAGAGTGACGCGCAGAATGCGCAAAGTCTCGGCTACGACGCCAGGATCGAGGAAGGCCTGCGCTTTGCCCCGGCCAATGAGAGCGCGGCCGAGATGGACGTGTTCTCGGCGAACGACCCGAATGCGCGGCTGAGCAACGGGCTCCTCCTTCCGGCCTATACCGACGTGCTCAAGTTGCAAGTCGGTCCTATGCATTCGGATCTCGGGATCGCCCAATACGGCTTCCAGACCCACGATATCGTGCAGCGCACGATTTCGCGGCAGCGCATCCGCTATGGCGCGCAATTCAAGGTGTCGAGCAGCAAGCAATGGTGGCTTTCGGGCGAATACGATCCGGCGACCCGGATCTTCAAGAAGGACGGCGAAAGCTTCCTCGTGCTCGACCCCGACAAGGTGCGCAAGCACAAGAAAACTCGCCTGGTTGAGATGTTCATCGACGCCTGGGACGAGACCTATTGGGACCATATCGTCATCGAGCATCAGATCGCAGGCGCTCAGGTCGCCCAGAGCTTCCTGGTCTCAAACGACATGTGGTTGACCAAGCTCGGCTTTTACCTGACCGCGAAGGGCGCGGATGAAGCCGTCCATCTAACTTTGTGTGAAACCACAAACGGCGTACCCGATCTGTCAAAGGCGATTCTGCACATCTCGGTCCCGCATATGGCGCTGTTTCAGAATGCCTGGAACCGCGTCCAGGTAACGCCGACTTTCCTGCGCGCCGGCGGGCGCTATGCGCTGGTCCTGACATCGAATGCCGCGCACCGGGTCGGGATGGCGTATGGACAGAGCTATACTGATGGCACCTTCTTCTACTCGACCGACGGCGCCTATTATTACGGCGATCTCACCAAGGACCTGATGATCGAGCTTTGGGGTGCGCGGTTCAATGCGCCGCAGGTCGCAATCGAACTGAAACCCATCAACCTCGACGGCGGGATGCGGGCGATCGATATCCTGGCCGGCACCATCGCTCCGGAATCGACCGAGCTCATCTACGAGATCAAGGCGCCGGGCGGGGATTGGGTGCCGCTTGCCCCCGGCAGTCCGCCGGCGCTCAACGGGGCGCCGCCCCTGGTGCAGTTCCGGGCTCGCTTCATCGGCACGCGCGACATGCAACCCGGCCTGATGCTCGGCGGATCGCGCCTTTCGGTTTCGCGGCCCAAGACGTCGTTCCGGCACGTGTCCACGCCCATTACGCTTGCGGCGGCATCGAACAACATCTTCGTGCGGCTGCTGCTCGAATATTTCGACGACACCCCGCATGATTGCACCTGCCGGCTCCGCATCGGCGGCGCTGACGAAACGCCGGATGTGGTGACCGATCGGGTGGTGAGCGCCGCCGACGGGCGGATCGAGCGCACCTTCAACTTCCAGCTCGGCGCCACTGTTTCCGGCTTCACCGTCGTGATCGACGCGGCGACCAATTCACCGGCATCGATGTTCCATGCCGCCGAGCGCATTCATTGGGCGCTCTGAGGGATCAGCCATGAGCAGGACCGCCAAGAAGCAGAAGCCTATGTTCGAGCCGGAGAGGCCCTATCGCATTCGTCTCAGCCGGACGGTGCAATACAACGGCGTGCGCCTTCGGCCTTTCGACACTCATATGGTAAAAGGCAAGATCGCCTTAGCCATTAAGGACGCCATCACGCAAGTCGAAGCGCTCGATTGACATGTCGATCCGATACGACGTTTACCGGATCAAGCGCGGCGACAATCTCGGCGACCCGGAATTCTGGAACGTGCGGTTCCAGGAACTCGATTTGCGCCTGCATGCGCGCGAGCTCGACGGGCAGAAGATCGATACCGCGGTCGACCAGATTACCGCGGTGGCGCTGGAACGCATCAATACGACGTTCCTCAACTTTCTGGCCGACACCACGAACCGCATGAGCGAGATCGAGGCGCAATTCGACACGATGCAGACGGAAATCGCCTCGTCCGTGCAGGCCGTTCAGGCGCTTGCGGATCAGGTCGACGATCTCGTACAGGGCATCATCGACGACGGGACATTCTAAATGCCGGCCCGAATCAAGCTTTTGCGTTCGTCTACCCCGGGCGCCGTCCCGGCGTCGCTCGAGAGCGGCCAGATCGCGATCAACGAAGCCGACGGCAAGCTGTTCTGGCGGCGGGCCGACGATACGGTCGGTACTGCCGACCTCAATATCGAGGCGCAGATCAACCAGGCGCTCGCAGATCTGGTGAACAGCGCGCCGGCCGCGCTCGATACCCTGCAGGAATTGGCGGCGGCGCTCGGCAACGATTCTAATTTCGCAACCACCATCGCCAATGCACTGGCCGGCAAGGTGCCGGCAACGCGAACCATCACGGCATCTGGCCTTGCAACTGGCGGCGGCAGTCTTTCCGATGACCGCACCATCAGCGTGCCGGCGGCCTCCCAAGCCGAAGCCGAAACGGGCATCGACAACACCAAGTCGATGACGCCCCTCCGGGTCGCGCAAGCGATGGCCGCACTCATTCCCGCCGGCGTTCCGCCGGCGCGGCAGATCCAAACCTCGGGCCTTGCAACGGGCGGCGGCGATCTTTCCGCCGATCGTACGATTGATGTGCCGGCGGCGTCGCAAGCGGAGGCTGAAGCTGGCGCCGACAACGCCAAGGCGATGACAGCCTTGCGCACTGCGCAGGCGATCACGGCGCAGGGGAATGCAAAGTATCAGCCGATCCCGCCGTCGTCATCCTATCCGGTCGGCACCCTGATCCTGGCTTTAAAGAACAACTCCGGCGGCGTGAACGACGGCGCGTCCATTGCCGGCTCGAATTTGCGGCGCGCTGTGTTCGGGTACGACAGCAGCAGTGGCGCCTTTGCAATGGACACCGGGGCCGGCAACTTACCGGGAACCTGGATGAACGTGTCGGGACATCAGATCAGCCAGTTGACGGTGGGCCAACCCCGCGGCGCTGGATATTTCGTGAGGACGGCATGAACATCAGCATTAGCAATCTTCGCTATGCCGATGCGCAGGGCGGTCTGATCGACATGGACGTCACCCGAGACGATGAGACGTTTCCCTTCACCTATGCGCCGGACGACGATGCGCCGATGTCGAACGAGGTTCGTGCGCTCTTGCAAGCCGGCGGTTACACAATCGAGGCCTATGCCGAGCCCATGCCGGATGCCGCAGCCTTGCGCGCCTATGCAGCAGTGGCGCGCTGGCGCAAGGAGATCGCCGGCATCTCGGTCGGCGGCCTCACCGTCGCGACCGACGATCGCTCTAAGGCATTGATCCAGGGCGCCTATCTGCAGGCTCAACGCGATGCAGCCTTCACCGCACAATGGAAAACCGCCTCGGGCACCTTCATGAGCATCGGCTCTGCCGACATCGAGGCGATAGCGCTCGCCGTCGCGTCACACATCCAGGCCTGTTTCGCCAAGGAAGCCGAGGTCGTCCAAGATATCGACGATGACGTCATCGACACCTTTGCGCAGATCGATGCAGCCTTCGACGCGCTGACTTAAAGCGCGACAAGACCAAGGATCAACACTAGAGGGGCCGCCACGCGCGGCCCTTTTCTTTTCAGTCTTTGCAGCGGAGACAGTTCGATGTCCTCTCCTACGTTCGGCATTTCGATCACGCGGGTCGATAACCAGCCGCGGCCCGCGATCGTCAGCGACATGTCCGTGGTCGGTCTAGTCGGCACCGCGCCGCAGGCCAACGCGGAGGTGTTTCCGATCAACACGCCGGTTGCGATCTACAGCGATGACAAAGCAAAGCTCACCGCGCTCGGTCTAACCGGAACACTCCCCGACGCGATCGAGGGCATCAACGCGCAGCTCGG